CACGGGGATATATTCTACCGTTACGATTCTTGTGTTCTGCTGACATGAATACACCTTCAATGGCATATTTCTTACCACCAGCTTCAGTAGCTTCAGTCACTACCTCTAATTGGTCTTCAGTGTATTCTGCAATCAGCTTCATTTCTTAAATACCTTTATAAATTCAAGACCAGCTTTCTCAGCTTCCTTTTGAGTATTATAAGAGTCCAAACGGTCTCCGTCAACGTAAGTGACGAACTTGCCCATGTCTTTATGGACTATCACTTGGATACCCTTAATCTTCTTATCAAAGACAGCTTTGCCTTTCGGCATGCGTCCTGTTAGTTCTCTTAGCTGATTAAAACTTTTCATTACACTTATTTATAATTTTATTACTTTTAAGAACTAATTTTATTCAGCTTCGACATCTTCTTCTGGTTCTTCAACCTCATCCGATTCTTCGGACTCAGGCTCACCATCTGTCTCAAGGTCAAGTTCGAGTTGTTCATCATTCTCGTCTTCAATACCCTCATCGTTTTCGTCATCCTCGGCTCCGTTATAGATGGTATCTGCCAACCTGACTTGTTCTTGGTCTAATAAATCATTCAGCTTAATAGTCATCATGTCACCAAAAACATCATTTGCTTTATTGAATTCGTTAGCCATTGCATAATCAATCATGCTACGAACTTCAGCATTAGGTTGTGCCATTTGATCTACTTCTGGTTCCATTGTATCTACTTCACTCACTGTCATCTCCTTGTACAGGTTTTAATTCAAATTTTTGACCAGCAGGGGTTTCCTGAGGCGCTTCATCTTCTTTGGGTTCTGATTCTTCTTCACCCGCAATTTCTTTTTTCATGCCCTCAATATCTTCATCTGAAAGCATAAGAACGTTCTTCTGAATCCATTCTTTAGAATAGTAGTCACCAACATAGTTTTGTACCATATCTAAAGTTTGAATTCTTTCACGTAGAACATCAATATCACGAAGTTCTGTGAAATGATTATCACGAATATAATCTACAGTTATATCGTTTTTCCAATTTTCCCAATCTTCTTCGGTGCAAATACCTTTAAGAATTAATTGCTTCTTAAGAATGCCATAAAAAAGATGTGAAAATCTCATACGAAGTCTATCAATAAACTTCTGGAATTTTAATTCGTCTCTGGAGATTTCATTTGATCTACCAAGAGAGAAGTTATTTTCTGTCTCTAAACGTGAGATAGGAACATTGAGTGATTTGAAAACTTTCTTTTGAAAGTAAACTATGTCATCAATCTGTCCTAAGTTTTCGCCACCAGGAAGAGTAGAAATTTCTGTACCTCTACCGCCCTCACGCCGTGGTAACCAGAAATCTTCAAGCATAGACATGTGCTTACGGTCATCTCTGATTTCACCAGTCTTAGCATCGTACACAAGCTTGTTGCGATACTTTGCCATAATATCTTTCATATACTGTTCACTCTTACCTTTTGGTAAGTTGCCAACATCAATATAGAAAATACGTCTTTCGGGTGCACGAGCTAAACGATAGATTACAAGTGCATCTTCCATCATACGCAACTGATTAATAGGCTTCAGTGCTTTATGAAGAAACGATACAATTCTTTTACGATCTTCTGATAATAGACCAGATGTTACATAACTAACAGAATCAACTGTCATCTTAACACCGTTGGTAGATGACCCAGGCTTCTCTTGAAAGATGAAAAACTCTTCGGTATTTTCTACAATGTCTGCTCCAGTTGCTGGGTCTTTTTTCTTTTTAATCTTCTTAACCTTACGCATCTTCGCAGAATCGATAGGTCTAATTTCAACGATACCTTCTTTGTTATTAGTTTCATTCAATACTAGATGATGGTACATGCGCCCATCAACATACCAACGTCTGAAGATATCATGTCCTAACTCTTTAAAGTTAAGCATACTATAAATGTTATCAAATTCTTCTTTAATTACTTTTTTGATTCTATCGGGAGCTTCAACGTTGTCCAGATTAACATCTAAAGTTTGCTCTAACTGTGAACCAGTAATTGATTCGTTCACAATATCTTCGATAGCCATATCAACCTCTGGATGTATCGCATTGCCACGATACTTCATTATAAGTTGATAGTTGTCTTTTGAATCGTCATCACCAAGATTGAGATATTGCCCGTAGTGTGAGCCAGCGGCAGTTGCATAACTACCGCCTTCATCATCTCGTGGCGGAACGATAGAAGGTGCTTTATCAGCTTCCTTCTTTTTGGCGCGTTTGATCTCAAAGCCAAATAATTTAACGCCTTCTTGTCCTGATTGTTCTGCCATATTTAATTCCTAAGTAGAGAAAAGGAGCCAGCCAAAATGACTGGCTCCTATTGTATTTAGCTTAGCTAGTTGTATTAGATTCGAAGTACTGGTAAGCCCAGACACATGTGAATCTTTCAATGTTATCATTATCTCCATAGCTTAGTGCAATTTCAGACAAATCTTGAGGATATGCACCACGGAAGGTGTATGTCTTAAGAGTTGATCCGTCACGGTCAAGTTGGTCAACCTTTAAATCTGCTTCGTAAGCAATTGGTGTTGTTAGACCAGTATTTTGCGAATGAGCATTAATACCGTTCATCCAACGCTCAATAGCGTCACGAACATTAAAGTCGGTGTCATTGATGATAGTTGTATTCCATTCTGCGAATGTTCTATCACCTGCCATTTTGAGGATACGACCTCTAAATGGTACAGCAATCGTACCGAATGTTGACCCAGGTAATGATGCCGCTTCCACCAAGAATGATGTAAGTTCAGCATCGCCGTTTGCAAAGCCTGGGAAGTTGATAGTCACTTTAAAGAGGTTAGGACGAGCCCCACCGCCTCTGAGTTTTGACTTAAAGTCATCTACGCCGAGTACAGCCATTTTATCTTACCCCCTAAACTGTGCCAACAACTTCTTCAAAGTCAACACCTGTTCTAACTGCTACAAAGTTTAGTGTAACATAGTTAATAGAACGTGCTGGTTTGATGAAGATGTTTGCGATGAATTCATTGCGATCTACAATAGCAGGAGTATTGTTTGTTTCATCACATACGACCCTAAAGTCGGTGATTCCACGTCTGCCTTGTACTTCTCTAAGAACAGGCTCAATAATGTTAACGAATTCTGCACGAGTAAACTCATCGTTAAATTCGAACATAACCTGTCTTGCGGCTCTTCCGATAGCTCTTTCAAGTACGAGGAACAATCTACGGACATTGACGCGATCAAATGCTGATGGTCTACCAAGCATTGTCTTGTCACCGTAAAGAAGTGTGCCTTGTCCAGGAATATTAGCAACTGGATTAACATCAACTTTATAGAGAGAATCTCTTTGTGATTTATTTGGAGTCCAAGCTAAGCCTGTAATTCCAAGATACTGTCCTCTCCGTGAACCAGCTGGTGAGAACCATGGTGCGCGGTTAAGGTCAGTTGCGGCACAAATACCAGCAGTTGATGATGCGGCTGGAATGTGAATGTACTGATCATTATACTTATCATAGACTTTTAAGAAGTTATTATCTGCGATAAGGTAAGATGAATTAGTAAACAAATTCGCAGTTGCCACAATGTTATTTGTGATAGTCGCGCCGTTTGTTAGATTTACTACATCATTTCTTGCTGGTGATGCATTCACAACGCAATCTTTACGAAGTGATTGTGCAGTTGAAACAAGGTCGTTAACAACAGTAACCTGATCGGTTGAAGAGTTCATGCTAGGAGCAATTAAGAAATCAACTTCTACCTGGTCTACATCTTCGAAAAGATCGTAACCAGAAAGAAACTCTGATGTTCCTAGTGCTAGAGAGTTTGCACCCTTTTCTAAGTCATGCTCTACAACTGCAGGAGTTACCAGTGAGAAATCATCTCCGCTGTCTACTTGTGTACCTGCACCTGCCGCTTGATAGTCTGAGTCCCATCCTACAAGAGCAACATAGTCCGAACGCTCATTAATAACATTAAGAGCATAGTTAGTTGTGCCATCTGTGTTCTTTGCATCAGATGCAACTGACAAGAATGGATAAGTTTCTAAGATTGTACCTTTGGTACCAGTAAACTTACCCTGATGATCGACTACTACTACGTGAACTTCATCGTCTACTGCGCTTCTGTTAGAGGCATAGGTTGAAGTATCTGGAGCTTTGTCGAAGCTTGAGGCATATGTCCAGGACGCGAATTGCGTATCATCTGAAGGACATATCGATACTTTCAATGAGTTACCCAATTCGCCTGGATATTTCGCAATGAAAGTATGTGAATCTGAATCGAGAGCCGCTTGTTGAGCATCGAAATCTGCTTCATTCTTGATAAACTCAATAGGTAGTGAGCCATCACTATCTACTGCGGTTTGACCAATTGTTGAACGAGCATTCTTTGCTGATGTTGTCGCTTCCCGTACGACTTGCATGCTACCCGAATAACGCAAGAAGTATTGTGCTGAATGGAAATCGACTGTTGAAGCTGAGTCTGGTGAACCAAAAGTATCGACAAGAGTTGCCTCATTGTCTACTTTTACTCTTTGTTCAACAGGTCCCCAACGAAAATTACCAACGATTGCGCCTGTAGTTGACTGGACGTTTGGAACGCCACCTGTCAGATCTATCTCTTTGACAACAACCGCAGGACTTTCTGACGGTGTACCTAGTGCCATTTGGTTTCTTCCTTTAAATGATATGTTTACATAATACGGTTGTTTTCATCAATTATGCTATTATTTATAATTTTAATAATCTCTGTCGTATCTTCCGCCATCCGTAGACATATGAGGATCAAAATCTTGTATTTGCCAATGATCTTTTTCTCCAGCTTCTAAGACTTCTATATGGTCACTACCATCATCTATGAAACCAAAAGGTAACACATCATTTTCTATTTCTGCCATTCGCTGTTTGAATAACAATTCTTTGAGATTGATATCTGTCATATTCATAAAATGTGAACCAGACACAAAATAACCGAACATGACTAAGTTCATCATCAAGTCATCATGGTTACCATCTGACGCTTCGAATGATTGACCTCTCGCTTCGAATGTAGAAATTTCTAAGATGGTTTCATCATCTACAATTTTAATCTTATTATGCTCTAAGATATCTTTAATAGCCGAACAACCTAATCTTTTAGATTTTCTAGTCATCTCAATTCCAATAGCATTTGCTTTCACTGCAGATTCTACGTGAACGTTTTCATATTCTAAATCGTGATACAAACCATTACAAACCACCATACCTTGGTCATTTGATTCTATTACAACATAAGCTTGATTGTAAGAATTGGCATACTTATATATAATGTTAGGGAAGAGTAATGGCGAGATAGTGTTGTTCCGATAAACAGCTACCTGCTCAAAAGGCCGAACGCTAATGTCGATTAAGTTAAAAGTAGAATAGTCCTGACCTCTTCCCTTGCTTACATCTACACACATAACGTAATCATGCTTTTCGATGGGCTTTTTATAAACCCTTAAAGAAGTATCTTCTAATAGGTCTATATACTGTTCCGCTCTCAAAGATAACAAACAATCCGCGCTTATAAGCGTGTCTCCGGTGCCAAAAAATGTATTCCCAAATTCTTGATCGAACTGTAATTGACTTGTATTTGAAATTGTTTGAGCTTTCCACTCCTCGTCTCTATCAGGAACATCAAACCAATCAACCCGAAAAGAAACGAACTCGTTAATTTTCTGGACTGCACCTTCCCAAATTTTATGAAACTGATTACCGATACCATTAGCAGTAGAGGTAATGATAACCTTTGTCTCTTTACCAGCAGATACAACAGGATAAGTTGAGGTGTAAAATTCAGATGCACGTTCTACGAAAGCAAACTCATCCAAGTATAGAAGATTAACTGACATACCACGAATAGAGCTACCACTTGTTGCAGCCGCAAGGATCCTTGAGTTATTACTAAATTCCAAAGAGCCTTTATTGAGAGCTTTTGACCCCGGTTGTAAAAAGAACGGAATATTCTCAAGCATGAGAGTGATGCGAGACAACATCTCTCTAGCCGTAGCGCCTTTATTGGCAAGAATTGCCACAGTCTTTTCAGGATGAAAAAGCGCAAACCACAATAGGTATGCACACGCTGAGATCGATTTACCAGATTGACGACATGCGAGAACAATACTAAACCTATTATCATTAAAATGTTTAAACATATCTTTTTGGTATGGATATAACTTAAACGGAACTAGACCATCATCAAGCGAAATTACTTTAACATAATTTTCAGCAAAGAATACTGGGTCATCCATACACTTTTTGTATTCTTTTAAAATTTCAGGAGACCATACTTGAAGTACTCCATCTCTTTTAACGTTTGGATTTCCTAAATAGGAATCTGACATAATTAATCTTTTTCTGGTGTCACATCAATAATTTTATCATCTGTATTTGCCATCATCTTTTGTAAATCGGATGTTGTTAAATATAGATTATTAGTTGTACCGCCAAGCTGTTTAGGCTCTTCATCAGTTTTATTTATATCAACCTGTTTCTTATTAAGATCCATAAGCTTGTCATTAACATCAGATATGTTTTTAATCATACCAGAAAGAACCTCATAAGCTCTCGGATGCTCGGACTCACGTGCCACTTCAATCATCATTTCTAAACTCTCACGACCCTTTTCAATTAAGTCGTAATATGTTTGTCTAGAATAATCATAATCTGTTTCAATATTCTTTTTTTCATCTGTCATTATGCACTATCATTTGCCATTACTATTTCTTCAGAAAACCCAAAATCACTATCATCAGAACCAAATGTCGTTAAAGGATTTGGAGTAACAGTTACCCTTTCTAAGTATATATCTGAGTCGGCAGATAGCCCTGCATTCATTTCAAATACATTAGCATCTGCTTTACGAATGATCTCTTTATTCTCAATATCACCATAAAATTGAACTTTCATTTCAAATGTAAGTGTGTAAATGATAGTTCTTCTTTGTTCCATAGGACTTTCGTAATCATCAGAGAAAGAAAGGCCTGTAATTACAATTGGAACATCTTCTACAAAGGTTGGATAAATCTCTTTGAATGGATATATACTCAAAGTATATTGAGGGTTAAATGTAGGCAAAATCTGCTCTACCATCTGTAAAGCATCATCTTGATTTTTCGCATATATGTTAAGAGAGAACCCAATATTATATGGCACAGGAGAATAAAATTTTTGTCGTTTCGAAACGTCTGTGCCTACAGTATTAAAATTACTTACTTTAGATAACTGTCTAGTGAGATCATACTGAATGTCTGTTATCTCAAATGACATACGAGGTAACTTAATAGCAACCTTTGTGTTATCTTCTAAGCTTGGATTTTCTCTGATTCTTTCTAGATATTTTTGGCGAGGCGCATATGCTAGTGGAACTTTCAATTGATTTAATACACCACCAGCCGCGTTTTTACGAACAACATATATGTTATTAAACAGTCTGCCAAAAAGGGCAACTGATTTACGTATTCTTTCATGGTAAAAATAATTTGCAAACATTATTGTGCCTCTGGATCACCAAATGGATTATCTTCACTAAAGTCTAAGAAATCGTCTACATCATTACCTGTAAAGATATCATTCTGTTCTGTCTCTGATACAGTATTTATCTCTGATACAGAGGTCACTTTGAGTCCAATAGAAGTTGAAGGGTTAATCTTGTTTATTGTTAAATCATTAACGAATGTTCTAAACTCGCCATCATCTGCACCAACATGAGCTAAGTATAAAAATCTAGATGAATCACCATCTGAATCCAACTGATATCTCTGCACTTCACCCTTTACTTTAACACCAGATGAAAGTGTTTGGGTGATATCATCTCCTATTGCGTATTGGCTATCGAATGCTGTAGTTCTGCCGCTAATAAAATCCACACTTGGCGCTGAATCATATCCACCACCACCATATACTAGAGTTACAGAATTTACAAAACCTAAAGCAGAATCAATTGTTGCTGTTGCTGTTGCTCTAAAATCATACACAGTACCAGTTGCAGAATCGAATGAAATTGAATCATTACCATATGATATAATATTTGGTATAGTAACTGATGTTATTTGTCCGTGCGAATCTACAGAACACGGTGTTGTAATTGTTCTTCTTGTTATGATTGCATTATAATAAGTTCCTGCGCTATCAGAACTGTCGTATGAAATGATAGCGTTGACTGGAGAAACGTAATAGTTACCACTATCTGTCAGATTAATTGAAGTAATAGAACCAGCCACACTAGAATCCAGTGAAAGTGTAGCAGTTGCACCACCAGAATCTGCAGTAGGTAATCCTATTAACACACTAGGATTAAAAGTGTAATAATTTCCAGAATCTACAATTGAAAGTGATGATACTTTTCCCATTATGAAATACTCGCAGTCGCTGTGGCAGTTTTAGGAGCTAATAGACCAATCTTATATTGATATGCGTATCCGTGCTCGATTTGATCTATTTCTGTTGTGCCCGTATCAAGATCTTCACCTGTATATTCGAAGAGGGTACAGCGCATTTTATATGTCGGTACATTTTCAATTTGATAGAAAGGCTGTTCATGTTCTACATGTCTAATT